ATGATCGAACTGCCGGCCATGCGCCGGTCGGCGGAGCTTGCGCCGAACACCGCCGATGCCGACAGCCGCACCGTCGAGGTGGTCTGGTCGGCCGGGGCCCGTGTCCGCCGCGCGACCTTCTTCGGCGAGCCCTATGACGAGGAGCTCAGCCTCGATCCGGCCCATGTCCGGCTCGACCGGCTGAATGCGGGCGCGCCGTTCCTGAAGGTGCACGAACTCGACACGCTCGACGCGGTGATCGGCTCGGTCGTGCCGGGCTCGGCCCGGATCGAGAACGGCCGGGGCATCGCGCTGGTGCGGATCAGCGAGCGTGCCGATGTCGAGCCGATCTGGCGCGACATCCAGGCCGGGCACATCCGGGCCGTCTCCATCGGCTACCAGGTCCACCGCTTCGAGGTCTCGAAGCCCGAGGCCGCCCGCGAACTCTGGCGCGCGGTGGACTGGACGCCGTTCGAGGTCTCCGCCGTCGCGGTCGGCGCCGACCCCGCCGCCGGTTTCCGCGCCCAGCACCCCCTTCACGAATGCGTCCTTCACCGCCGGGACGCCCCCTCCAGCCCGAAAGGACCGATCCCGATGACGGACAAGACCGAAACCCTGGCGAGTGACGCCGCACCCGCCACCACCCAGCCGACCGCGCCGAATGATACCGAGGACACCGCCATGACCGAGCCGAAGCCGGCTGCGCACGACCCGAAGGTCGCCGCCAGCGAGACGCGCAGCCAGCCGAAGGCGCCGAAGCCCGAGGCCCCCGACACCGAGGCCGTCGCGACCCGCGCCCGCGAAGCCGAGCGCGACCGCGTCTCCACCATCTACGATCTGGCGAGCCGCCTAAACCTCAAGCGCGGCTTCGCCGACGATCTGGTCAAGCGCGGCGTCAGCGTGGACGAGTCCCGCCGCTTGATCCTCGACCAGGTCGCGGCCAAGTCGGACGAGACCCGGACCTTCCCCCATGTCTCCGTCCCGCTCGGCGGCCGTGACGAGCGCATCACCCGCCGCGACGCGGTGGCGAACGCGCTGCTGCACCGCTACAGCCCGACGCTGTTCCAGCTGGAGGACGTCGCCCGCCAGTATCGCGGCATGACGCTGCTGGAACTGGCCCGCGAGAGCCTCGGCAACGCCGGGGTCAACACGCGCGGCCTGTCGCGCGACGAGGTGGCGACGCGAGCCCTGCACTCGACCTCGGACTTTCCCGAGATCCTGTCGGCGGTCACCAACAAGACCCTCCGTCAAGCCTACGAGGCCTATCCGCGCACCTTCATGCTGTTCTGCCGCCAGGTGCTTGCCACCGACTTCAAGGCCATGCACCGGGTGCAACTCGGCGAAGCGCCGCAACTGCTCGAGGTCGGTGAGAGCGGCGAGTTCAAGCGCGGGACGCTCGGCGAGAGCAAGGAGAGCTACAAGGTCAAGACCTATGGCCGGGTCGTCGCGATCACCCGCCAGACGCTGATCAACGACGATCTCGACGCCTTCACCCGGATCCCGGCGATGTATGGCAATTCCATCGCCCAGCTGGAGTCGGACGTGGTCTGGGGCATCATCACCGCCAACCCGGCGATGGCCGACGGCAACGCGCTGTTCCACACCACGCACAAGAACCTCGCGGGGACGGGTGCGGCGCTCGACGTGAGCAGCGTCGGCGCGGCCCGCGCGGCGATGGCCAAGCAGACCGGTCTCGACAAGAAGACGGTGCTGAACGTCCGGCCCGCCTTCCTGATCGTGCCCGCCTCGCTGGAGCTGAAGGCCGAACAGCTGGTCGCGCAGAACCTGGTGCCCGCAGCGACGTCCAGCGTCGTGCCGCAGTCGATCCGTACCCTCGCCCCGATCAGCGAGCCGCGCCTCGACGCCGCCAGCGAGACCGCCTGGTATCTGGCCGCCAGCCCGAACCAGATCGACACCATCGAATACGCCTATCTCGAGGGCCAGCAGGGCGCATACATCGAAACCCGCAATGGTTTCGACGTCGACGGGGTGGAGATCAAGTGCCGCCTCGACTTCGGCGCCAAGGCCATCGACTGGCGCGGTCTCTACAAGAACCCGGGCGCGTAAGATTACGCATCCTGTCCAACCGCAAACGGTCTACTATCGCTGGAGCAGAGTAACGGAGGGATGCTGCCAATGAGTGAGCCGAGCGAGTCGTTAATGGAAGAGACCGCAAAAGCGACGGGCCTTTCTGTCACCAAGCTGAACGACGTCCTCGAAGCCTTCTTCGAAGGTCTGCATCGGCGCATGTACGAATACGATCGCGGAAACGGTGCCTACGTAACAGAAGAGCTAAGCTTCGAAATATCGGATAGGGCTTGGATCCACTTGTACCAGTTTCTGCTTCTAGATCGACTCCGTCACGGCTGCCAATACCCTGACGATGAGATCTCCGATAGCATTGAGCAACTCATGTACATGGGCGGGCCAGCGCAGTGGCGGCCATTTTTCGAAGAAATGGCGTCATGGCAGATGTCTCCCAGGTTCGGGCTGGATCGCCCCCTGTATAGCTAAGACTAATTGTCAAAAACGAGATCACGGGCGGTCCTGACGGGCCGCCCTTCGTCTTTCCACGAGGATCCCTATCATGAAAAACTACGTCCAGCCCGGCAACACCATCACCCTGACCGCGCCCTACGCCGTCGCCTCCGGCGATGGCCTGCTCGTCGGCTCCATCTTCGGCATCGCCGCGGGCGCTGCCGCCCTCGGCGAACCCGTCGAGACCGCGCTGGTCGGCGTCTTCGACATCACCAAGGTCGGCTCGCAGCCCTGGACCGTTGGCGCCAAGGTCTATTGGGACGACACCAACAAGCGCTGCACCACGGTCGCCACCGACAACACCCTCATCGGCGTCGCGACCGAGGCCGTGGCCAGCGGCGCGGGCGACACCATCGGCCGGGTGCGCCTGAACGCGACGTTGTCTTAA